TAGAATTAGGCACTGTAGACTTTAGTAGTAGAAGTATTCCTACAGGAACAGAAAGTGATATTGATGTTGCTACATTAGGATTTACTGCTCCTATATATATTTCACCTCCTACTAAAGTTAAAAAACTTGGCGTTATTACAGACATCATTACTAGTGTTATTAATTTAGATCAAGGTACTATTAGTCTAGATGGATTTAATCCTGATACAGATACCAATACATCGTCAAGTGATGGCATAATGGATATCAACGATATTGGAGAAGGCAGCGATTATAGTGATAACATAACCACAGACTTAGAAGGAGTTGTGTATAACAATGGCATTCCAATTAATAATGTATCTACCACACCAGACGGTAAAACTATATTAGTCGACGGTACAATAGTAGATGAACATACTATATGGATGACCAAAACATTAGCAGTAAACCAAGACGGCAATAGAATTACAGGCCCTGTTGTAACCAGCTATCGCAATTACGGCTTGTACGTAGAAAACGAAACTGCAATATTAATGAAGAGTCCAGGATTTGAAGAAAAACAAATCTCTTGGGCAGAAATATTCAAGGCTGAATTACCAGCACAATATCAACCAGGTATTAGCGAAGTTCGACTAAGAAGAGTCGATAGAACTATTCCTATCACAGGAACAATAACAGTAAACCCAGATAACGAATTCGAAATACTTATTACTTGGGACGAAGATACAATACCCGACGATACAATAATCGAAGGACCTGTTACTACTGGCGGCGGCATTGATTACTTTATCGATCCAAGACGTTTTAATCCTACACAATTTAAAGATCCAGGATTGCGTTTGTTAATGATTCGTCCTATTGGTAATAAGGTAGAAAGAAAAATAACTGTATCAACACCGACTATAAGATTTGAAACTGATTTAGATTATTACATCGATGATATTGTAAAACCAGCAGGAGTTGCAGAAGGTACAAGTTTTCCTAGTTCACCAACAGAAGGCGATTTATTCTATAGAACAGATTTAGAAAAACTTTATGTGTTTAAAGCAACATGGTGGTTAGCTGATACTGTAAACGAGTTTGCTGTATACGTAAACAACACACTAGTCGGTGCTTCTCTAAGAGAAATTGACAACAAAGTAGTTGTACAACTTAATCAACAAGCCAACGAAGGTGATGTTGTAACATATATCTTTAACCTAAATGATGACGGGCCTGATGCTTGGAAAAATGCAGATGGCACTGACTTTATGGCAGACGCTAATGACATTGTTGAATGGGACGGCAGCAAATGGCACATTGTACTCGATGCCAGTGAAACCAAAACATTTACATATGTTACCAACTTGTATACCAAACAACAGTACTATTGGAATGGTTATATTTGGCATTTAAGTGTAGACGGATATTATAAAAACGGCACATGGTCACTCGGACTATAAGATAACTATTTGTATGAATAAAATTATCTGTAGTGGTGCATTATTTTACACACTTGATACCAATAGATTTTTGTTTTTGCATCGAACACAAAGCAAACAATCAAATGTATGGGGATTAGTAGGCGGAACCAACGAAGCCTGTGAATCGCCTTGGGAAGGCTTGCGTAGAGAAATACAAGAAGAAATCGGCGATACTACAATTAAAAAAGCAATACCGCTGGAAACTTTTATAAGCAATGACGAACATTTTTTGTTTCACACTTATTTGTGTATAGTAGAAAAAGAATTTATTCCTGTATTAAATGCCGAACATGACGGATATGCTTGGGTTAGTTTTGGTAATTGGCCAAAGCCTTTGCATACAGGATTGGCCAACACACTTAGACGTAAAACTAATCAACAAAAATTAGAAACAGTGTTTCGTGTTATTGAGATGACGATAGATTAAATTGTTCTCTCAACCATTCAAAGTCGTTGATCTTTGCCAGTGCTTCTTTGTTATCTTTGTAAATTTCGCCGTATTTGCGTCCTAATTTTGCACCAGCAATAGCATATTCACCAAACGGTTTATCTGCACCACGATCACACCATGCATTAAGTCTAAACTCTGTTTCTTCGTCGTTTTGTCGATCAATTGCACGACTTGCAAGTTTTACACATTCACGGAAACCACTACGCCATGCACTAAATGCATCTGTATTAAACGCAGTAGTATTACTCATTCTATTAATGCCCTTAAACTTATTACTAATACTTGTTGTCATATCCGGTGCATCAATGTCAACATTTCTAGTTAACTCAGTTGGTAATAATTTTACACCGCCATAGCCATACACTAGTCCGTTAATTGGATTAAAACTACGCCATACATGTACAGTATTACGACCATCAATGTCATAGTGTGCAATTTGATAGTCAAACTCAAAGTCATCTAATACTTCTGCATCGCCGTCAACTACCCAAAACATTTCTGTACTAACTTTTTCTGCTGCTGCAATATGTGCTTGGTGAATGCCTTTAACACGATCAACTCTCCAAGCATCTACCTTTTCTAGCAATTTCTCATAGTTATCATCAGCATTCTGTTCGCCATTACTAATAAACACAACTTCGTATTTTTTAGGCATACTAGCAATTTCATTATATTCTTTTTTGATTGCCATAAATCTAAAATCAATTTCTCTAGGAGTTAAGTGTATGTGTTTACTTGTTAGTACAATACCATCATAGTATTCGCCATTTTTCCATACATGATTTATTTTACGTTCATATTGATTATGATGACTAATGTAATGATCAAACTTAAACGTATCTAATACATCAATATCGCTGTAAACCAAGTAAAACATGTCTGTTGTAGAATTTTCTTTTGCCGATTCGTATTCTGCATACGAGTCAATTCTAAACACATCAAACTTTTTAGGTTTACTAATAACAGCATCCCATTCTTTTTTCTTCACATAAAATCTATGATCAATTTCTTTTTCGCTCACCAAACAGTCTTTGCTGAACAATACAACACCGTCATAGTTTTCTCCGTTTAAGAAAACATGATTAATAGTTCTATCATATTTGTTATGATGACTAAAATATGTATCAAACAACTTGTCGTTGGTTATTTCTACGTCACTGGGCACACCCCAAAACATTTGATACTTGGAATTGTACAGTGCTTCTGTGTACTGTTCGTAATTGTTAATTTCAAAACGTTCGTACGGAAACGGAGTACTTGCAATTACATTGTGTTCTTTTTTATCAATGTAAAATCTATTGTCAACTTCTTTTTGTGTAAGTTTGCTGTTAACACTGGTTAATACAATACCGTCTGTGTGCTCACTATTTAAAAATACATGTGTAGTTGTTCGATCTAATGCATCTTGATTTTCAAAATATCCATCCCATGCAAACTCTTCGGATTGTACTACATCTGAAGGAATCATCCAAAACATTGATGTAGTTGAATGTTTTTTTGCTTCTAAATAATCTTCGTAATTGTCGACTACAAATCTATCAAACGTTTTGTTGCAACTTACAACTTGATTGTGTTCGATTCTGTTAACTACAAATCTGTGTTTGATTTCTTTTTCTGTAACAGGAGCGTGTTTACTAAAAAGAACAACACCGTCATATTTGTTTCCGTTTAACCATACATGATTTTTTTCTGTGTCTTTGCTGTGATGGCTAATATACAAATCAAATACACTTTCGTCTGTGACTTCAATGTCTTGTGGTATGCCCCAAAACATATCAGTAGAACTATATTTTAATGCATGTTGATATTGTTCGTAGTTGTTGATTTCAAATTTGTCGTATTGGCGTGGAGTACTTGCCATAATACGCACTTCTTTTTTATCTTTGAAAAATCTATACTCTAATTCTTTTTCTGTTGCATCATAATTTTTAGGATAAAGAATTACACCGTCTAATTGATCAATGTCGCCGTTGCCAAATACGTGTACATAGTCGTGACTCCATTCGTCAGGCTTGTAACTAAATTTAAATGTATCTCTAACAATTACGTCACCTGGAATAACCCAGAACATATCTGTTTGTGTTAATTCTTTTGCTTTTTTAATGCTGTTGACATAGATAATATTTGGAAAACGTTTTTGTAATTCTGAAAAATAATCTCTTGGATCATCTGACACATAAAAGATATCAAACGAATCTTTGCCTTGATACACGTCATAATCACCGCAAATGTATTTGTATTTCTTTGTACTGTAGTTGCCAGTTGCAGTAGGAACTAATCGCACCATTTCCCAACTTTTAACTTCTCTGCTTTCCTTGTATACATAAGGAAATGCATGAATAGATTTTTCTTCGTCAGGGTTAGGTTTGAAGTACCAAGGAAAACTATCATAAACTTTTATGTTTGAATCTACTAACCAAACGTATTCGCTAGAGTTTTGCCAATCGCTAATTTCTTCTTCAGTGTGTACAACAGGATAATGATCAAAAATATGATTTTTTAATTGGTCTTGCCCATTGTATACTTCTGTTCCAAAACGATTGAATCTGTCAATAGCTCTCATAATACGTTTGCCTTACTTCCTATATGTGCAATTTTAATATCTGCATCAACGTGTACTAATATTCCGTGATGCATTGCTTGGTTACAAAAATATATATCTTCGCCACCAAAGGTGTCTAATTTTTTATTGTATTCATGACTAAACCAAGGCTTAGGTAACATTTCGAATACTTCTCTTTGTACTAGCATACAACCCATTCCTACTGCCCAAACTCTATGCAATCCTCGAGTTTCTTCAAGTCTAGCATCAATGTTATCTGGATTAATAAATGCTACACTTTTATAAGGAGCATAGCGTGTGCTGTATGTTGCTGCAACAATTTGTTTGTTGTGAGAATTTAACTTATCAACAATATTTGCAGGAAAGTGTATGTCGCTGTCTAACCATAGTATGTGTGTTGCACCGTGATCAAGTGCTTCGTTAGCAAGTCTAGTTCTTGATTCTGCAATCACACTTCCTAGAACAAAATGCAATTCATAATCTATATTTTTTGCTGTGAGCCTGCTTGTAAGATTAGCAAGACTAATTGCAAAAGCCGTGTGGACTTGATCACGTGCTGGAACACATATACTAAGACGCATTAGATAGTTGTATTAATTGTTTCTTGGTTTAGATCTTTTTCAGCATCAACAGTTAGTTTGTTTAGATTTCTTGCACTGCCTGTTGCTACTTTAACTGCTTCTTGGAAGTCTTCTTCAGAGAGAGCTGCCATTGCAAGCATATTTTCCGGTTGTACTTTACCTAGTGTAAGCAAGTCTGCACCTGCTGCACGACCAAGTTTTTGAATCCAATGATGACGTTCGTCTGATTCAGGAATATCCATTGCATCAATAGCTGCTGTTACTTCTGCTGCAAGATCTGCAGATAAGTCAAGTGTTTCTGCTGCTGCTTTTTTACGTTCTTTAGTATAATCTTGTGCTAAATCAATGTTTAGTACTTCAAATAAGGTTTTCATTGTGTGCTCCTGTTTAACCTGCGATTGGAACATAGTAGCCACCAAACGACGAACTCATTGAAATAAGTGTGCCTTGACTAATACCGATAAATGTGCCTAGCTGTCCAAGCACAATAGGTGTGGTACTAGATCCAAAATAATTTCGGATTTGACTCATTGTAATTGTACTGCCGGTTGGTGGTAATGCCATTTATATTCCTACTTTTAAACTAATATAACACACTATTTAATTATGGTCAAGTTTTTATTTTGCCTTTTTGAGTTCATCAACTTTTGCTTTTAATTCTTTGATAGCTTCAATTAATAATGGCACAAGTTTTTCATATTTTACTGTTAAGTAATCGTTGTTAACTGGAGCCGGTGCAATTACTTCAGGTAACACTGCTTGTACTTCTTGAGCACTAACACCAACTTGTTTTTTATCGTTTGATAAACCTAATTTTTTTGCTAGATCGTTTTCAACAAAATAATAACCGTTTAGACTCATAACTTTTTCAAGTGCATTAGGAATAGTACCTTCAAAGTTTTTTAATCTTTCGTCAGAATAATAAGCAGTAACTTCGCCTGTTGCAGTGATTGTACCCGTAACTTGTAATTTTCCTGCACCTGTGTCTGCTGTTGAACCCATTAGTACGTTACCACTGAATGGTGCAATTTTAACCAAGCCAGAATCTTCAACTTCGATACTAGGAACACCTGACACATCATTAACGCTAAAAATTGTTCCAGTTAAGTCAGGTGTAATACTAAACAATTGTCCAACACTGCTTTCCCAACTTAGACTGTTATCATCCAAGACGCTAAGTGTGATAGGTGTATTGCTCAACCCAGTAAATGTAATCTTTGGCTGATTACCTGTATTTGTTTCTGGTCTGATACTGATATTTTTATCTGCGTTTGCCATTTGTGTTTCCTATTATATTTGTATTTATCTAATATTGTTAATCATTTCATTGTGATCAAGTTCTGTTTTTAACAGCGTGGTAATTCTGTTTTAATTCGTCAGCACTTAGATTTCTATTATGTATTCTTGCCATGCGAATCTGCCCTTTCCATCTTTCGCCGTCGCCAGTACTATGTCCGCCGATTCTAATAAAATCCCAATCTTGTGGATCTGCAAAATTACCACTAACAAACTGTGTAACACCATTTACACAATACGTTATACCGACACCTGCCTGATGGCTAGCAGCAACATAGACCCATTGATTGCTAGGCACAGTAAGCGTACTAGCAGTTGCTGGCCACCACATTAGGTAATTGTTTGGATTTATATAAAGTGCATCATCTCCTGCTACATTGTGTTGCACAATTGCTCTATAACCGCTGGCTTTAGTATCATACACTAATGCTTCAATTGTGCAATTTGGAATGGTTTGTGGAGTAAATCCAGTTGTGTCCATGTAAGCATCAGTGCCATTAAAGTCCCATGCTTTGTTTGCGGAATTGTACGTAGCATAATTTCTACTAACATGATAATTGCCGCATATGTCATTAGGACAAGGCGATCTGCCGTCTTGTACTTTTAAATTAGTATAATATCTTGCACCGGTATAACTATCTCCTGCATATCCAACATACCAATTGAATGTTCCGGTAGCATCGCTAGGAGAATTTAATATAGTATATCTATGTGTCCACGATATACCGTTAATGTTAACAGGTTCACCAATTTGTGTTCCTATACCTGTACCTAATGACGTATGAGAACCACTACTACTATATGCTCTACTGTGAAACATTCTTGACGAGGCATTATAATCTAAACTTTGTGCATACCAACCACTCATACAAATCGGAGTACTTGTTCCACTAGGGATAGTTGGGTTACATTGATATTCTGTTTGTGCAATTCCCATAGTTTGTCTTAATACATAAGTACTATCTCCAGGATTTTCAAATTGTACAATGTCATTTTGAGCATTGTGGCCGCCGCTTGGAGTTGCATCTGCACCGTTTACAAATGCACCATTGCTTAATCTGTTAAATCCTTTATCAGTTAAATTTTGTTGACTTGCTGCGTCAATAGCAAAAATTAAACTATCGCCGTTTGATTTAATTCCGTAACCTACGCCCATTAGTATCCAAACCTTCCTTTATATGAATCAAATAATTTTTTTATTTCGCTGTCTGTTAACGGACGATTATAAATTAAAAATCCCGAGCCTTCACCATTCCAGTAATAAGTGGTACTAGTTCCGTATCGCCCAATAGTTCTGTCACCTACTGATCCATTACTGATTAATGTTCCTATAGAAGTTTGAGTTCCTACGTTAATGCCATCAATGTAACTGGTTTTTACGCCGCCGCCTGATGGATTAAATGTCATTGCTACTTGGTGCCAATTTCCATCGTTAAGTCCGCTGCCGTGATTGCTAACAAATCTTGTACTGCTAGTGTTATAAACTCCTGTTCGTATTTGTCCTGCTGTAGGAATGGAAATCTCAAATGTGCCGCCACCATAAACAATATGATATCCTCCTGCAGGACTTCCTAAATGTTTGTGCCATGCTATAGCTGTAAATCCTGTGCTGGCTGTATATCCTAAATCGCTAGGTAAGTTGAAATACTGACTATTTGCAAATCTAAAACCGTTATTAGATTGTGCAGTAAATGGAAACCCTATGTTCATATATCCAATTGCTGAATTTATATTTTCTCGAATATATCTATGCGTAGTAGGTTGGTTGGGTTTTCCAACTAAAACATACTCTGGTCTACCTACTCCAATATGAGAATCCGGAAGTCCTATTTCTTGTAATCTTTGTAATGTTCCTGCATCGTTGTCATTATTTTCTGCTGCATGAGAACCGATTATAAGGAAAATAGCATTAGGAAACGTATCTCTTATTCTATCATAATCTTGCTGGAAAAATAAATGTTGTGTAGGCTGACCGTCATAAGTATCATAAACATGTCCGCTTGCTCTTTCACCATTAAAATAACTACTGCTTATCCAATTATTAGTATCTTCGTCCCAAACAAACATACCTAAGTCTCTGGTATGGTCATATGTTTTTGTACCTGATGTGGCTTGGATACCAGGTGTAACACCATGTCTGCTTGTCCACGGTGCTGCCTGACTGCTTTCTGGATAAGTTAATCCTACTGCTGTAAAGTAACTTTTTCCTGTTACATACGGAAAATTATTAGGAGTAATACTGTGATTGTTAATAGGATCTCTGAAAGGATTTACGCCTGTACTGTTTGTTCCTATAGGATGAGTACTTGCCATACTGCTAGGATCTAGCATAAAAACCAACCCGTTGCTTTCAACTTTTGTTCCGCTATGAGCTCCCATTATGCATTTCCTCTAACTCTACTGTACAAAGAATTGTGAAGCTCTTGAACTTCTGTAGCGTTGAACGCCCTGTTAAACATTCCTGCAATTGAAATTTTTCCAGGACCTTGTCCAGGCCAGCCAAATCTATAAAGATTAGTTCCACAGCCAACTCTATCACTATTGCCAACAAATACACCATTTACATAATGAGCAGTTGTTCCTACGGTATCTGTAGCACTATTTCCAGTACCTACAAATATCCATGTTTGCCATACATTGGGTGTAATATCGTATCCGCTATCTCTAAAACCGCCATTTCTGTTGCTATACATTCCTAGATTAGTAGTTCCATCTTGTATGATGCCAATATGATCGTTATCATTTCGATACATGGTTCTCCACCCAGTGTTTGTAGCACGAGGTTTCCACAAATGAAAACAAGTGTAGAATTGTCCTAATTGGATTCTACTTCCAGTTTCGATATATCCGTTGTCCATATCGAAACAAGGTATTCCGTCTTGCACTGTGTTGTTTACAGTATTAAATCTATCCCAAGTTAAACTTCCTCGCAGATCATTTATATTACCGCTGCCGGTTGTGCATTTAGGATTAGCAGCATCAAAGATACTAATCAATTTTTCATTATATATATTATCTAAAAATAATCCGTGTGCTAGTCCCATTAACTTAATCCGTATTTTTTGCCTATTATTCTGTAAACATTGCGTATTTCGTCATCGCTTAATACTCTGTTCCATGCCATAATTGCACCTATTTGTCCAAAACTGTATTGACTATATTGGCTGTTTATGTTCCAGCCGTTTGGCCCTTGTGAGCCGCCACTGTTGGTAACAAGTTTAGTATCGTTTTCCCAAACGCTCCATTGATCCGCTGCAATATTTCCGGTCCCAGTATACATTCTCCAAGTGTTATCAGCACTGTTGCCTGTGCCGTCGTATACCCACCCTTCAGCAAAATAATCTCCATGAGTTGTATCATGAAAACCCAATAACCAGTTATTGTTAAGAGCTGTTAACATTCTGCCATCGCCGCTGCTGCTGTATTTTCTACCAAAATATATTACAGTATTGTCACTGGTTGCTAGATTAAACGTGCTGTTTCTCATGTAACCTTCTGAGTTTTCATAAAGTGTTACTACACCTGCATTGCCATCAAATTCTGAACGAGTGCTAGTACCCTGTCCTAATGTAAGACGGTGCCCGTTTATCATATCAACAATTTGGCCTTCACCTTGATTCATTATTTCGCCTATTGTAGGTTCTGTGCCATCGCATTTGTCAATTCTCGGTGAGCTCCATTCAATACCACTAGCTGTGTTAGTAGTATAATAATGATAGCTACGATGCATTGCTGTAGTTGTACCTGGGTTCCATCTTACATCTTGGTCACCACAGTTACAAAACCCTAAATCTGTTTTTTGTATTACGCCGTTGCTGTCTTTGTACCAATATCCACTGTTAGGATGACGTCCTCCTGCATAGCCTTCATAAAAACAATGACCAACAACAAGATACCATTGATTTAATGCTAAACTAGAAATAGCTGGGCAATGCCAATATGGATTGCCTTGTACAGCATTGTTATCGTTTCGTATAGGAGCAGGGTTCATGCCTAAATAAAATGTGCCGCCAGTACCTGATGTATATCTTTTTACCCAAACACTCCAGCGATATGTGTAGGTTGTATCAATAGAATAATAACTGCTGTTCCAACCGCCATCTGCACCACTGGTTGCATCAGGAACACTACGCCAAGTCCAACTTGTACTTCCCCAAGGATCTTCACTACGATGTCCTCTACTTTGTTCACTTGCACTACCGTTTGCACCGTAACCAGAAACGCCGCCTGATGTTGATTCTCCCCAGTAAAGTCTCCACTGTGCAAGAATATTTGTATTTTGTGTGTTATTATACAAGTCGCTTTTTCTGTTACCCGGGTCGGTAAAAAATACCATTCCTTTTGGCATATTTGTTCCAGTTATTACTCCCATTTTACTGTGCTCCTTTAAAAATGCCAATCATAAGTGCGATTATAAATTTCAGATATTTCGGCGTTTGTTAATTCTTTATCCCACACCATTACTTGACTTACTGCTCCGCTTTCAACAACACCTGCGTAACCTGTTCCTATACGCAATTCGCCTGCTGGAGTAATTACATTGGTACTTCTACTATTGTAATTACTTGCCCAGTTTGCACCATTGATGCTGTAATATCCTGCTCTGGCTACACCAGATTGTTTACCTGTGCTCATACGTATGCCGACCATTTTCCAACCACTGGTTCCTATGCTTGCTGTACTTCCGGAATCGTAAGTACTTACTCTACTATACCAACTTATTGTTTCACTTGTTTCCCAAGTACATGCTATTTCTTGTTCATAACTGTTGTTTGTTGTTCCTGCTTTTTCAAAAACTGTTTTTCTAGTTGTTATATCTGTTGCGTATAACCACATTACCAATGTAGTGCCGCCTGCCATGTCAACACCTGTGCCGGCAGCACCCGAACACCTCCAGTATACACTATTATTAAAGTTAGGTGCTACTGAATTATATCCAGGCACACTAGTAGTTCCTGTAGTGCTGTTTATTTGATCTATACGCAAGTTTTGTGCTGCGTCATAAAAGTCTGTGCTAAAGTTTCCGCTTTTTAAATATTGCTTTGGAAAGTTAGCCCAAAATTTTAAATCATCAAAAACTTTAGGTACTCTTGCTGCTCCGTGTGATAATGCCATTAGTATCCAAACCTCGCTTTATCTATATTAAAATTAGTTGCAATTTCAGCAGCACTTAACGCTCTATTATAAACATTACATTTTGCCAAGTAACCGTTGTATTGATATCCACCTGCACCGCCATATTTGCCTATCCATGCTCCGTTGGTGTTTGTAGAAACTGTTCCACTGATATTTTTACTACTCACTTGATTTCCATTGATATATGTTCTTTTTGTAGTTCCATCGTATGTAGCAACAACATGATACCAATTGCTAGTATTCATATAAGTTGATGTTGTTGTGTACAAACTATCATATGTGCCTAAATTACTAAAATGAGTTCTATGCACAATGTTGCCGCCTTCTTGGAACAAACTATATTGAGTGTTTACTTGTCCTTTTTCAAACCAAAATCCATTTTGACTAGTTGCATTTGTTTTAACCCAAACTTCCATGGTATAGTTTTGATTATTTAAATGGTCAAGTGCTCCGCCTTGCTGCCAATAACCTGTTGAAGTAGTTCCGTCAAAATACCAACTGCCTCCGCCCTGTGGACTTGGGGGTGGTCTACCATTATCGCCCTCCCCTACAAACACTTCGCCTGTTGGACTAACTAAATCGTAAATTTGAGATCTATCTGATGAGTTAATAGCACTAAAATTACGATTTGTTGTTTGACTATCGTTTGCACCTAACGTACTACTTGAACTAAATGTAAGTTCAGGATTTTTATAGTAAAGTGTTCCTGAACTTGCTAGATAGCTACTGCCACATGCACCAGGATACAACAACGGTCTACACCATGCTCCTGTTCCGCTGTAGTACCCTCCAAAACGTATTGTTTGCCATACATTTTGTGTACTGTTAGGACAGGCTGCACTGCCGCCTACACTTCTTTCTAGGTTAGCAAGATAGTTAGTTGTTGGAAAATTTGCTGCACCTGTTACAAGATAATCAAATGTAAAAGTGTAATACCCTTGTGTAATCCAGATGTCATCACCGTGGTAATGACATCCAGTAGCTCCTAGAGCATAGCTATAAACAACATCATTTGGTTGTATAGTATAACCACCTATAGTTTGTCCATACCCTACTCTCTGAAACGTACCTGTTCCGTTTACACGGAAGCCAACGTTTTGATTTGAAGTAGACGGTGTTCCATATTGTTGAAATATGTTTTGACGCTGACATTTGTCATTGGCAGCGTCAACTGATAACACTAGTCCTGATGGTATTTTTCTACCATATGATAATCCCATTATTATTGATCCTCATACTCAATATCCCATTTATCAATATCTTTACGTGTTCCGTAAACAGTGTAGAAACAATTGATTGGGCTGTCGCTGCCAACTATAATAGTATTATTTACAATATCTTCAACCCACACATTTTGCTTTCCGAATGGTGTTAAGTTAACTGTAATACTATCTTCATCAACTAAACCAGTCCAGTATTCTGGCAATTCAATAATGTTGTTATCCTTCAATCTACCACGTACATAAACTGCATCTTCTGGTCCTTCAAGAGCACCGTGACGTAGTTTCATGCCTTCTTTAGTTGGGTGGTCAATAATGAAGCTCTTCTGTGTTGCACTAATGTTACCACTAATAGCAATACTACCAGTACCACTTAGTGTACCACTGAAACTATCATTAGTATCACTACGTAAGAACTGACTACTGTCAATACCGTCAAGTGTATCAGCATTAATACCTGCAACATACCCTTGGTGATAAACTGCATATTCAGTACCGTTAGCAACAAATGTTAGACCTGCTGTACCGCTCTTAATGCGTAGCTGTTCACCTGTTTCGTCATTGTTAATAATAACAGCTGAAAGGCTATCATTGTACTGCATGTATGCACGTCTTGTACCTGATTGGTACCAACTGATATACGGACTACCTGTAGCACTTGTGTCTTGTAGACGAATCATTTCGTCGCCTGCGTGACTCATTGTCAACAATGCAGTCATTGTATCTGCTGCGTCACTTCTTAAGAACTGAGTGCTATCAATGCTATCAAGCGTAGCAGCATTAACATTTGATAATCCACTACCATTACCAGTAAATGTACTTGTACCGATGTTGATGTTACCAAAGTTGCTTGTTATACTACCTTGATCTAGTGCACCAGTACCTGTAATGTTAGTATAGCTACCACTTACACGAGCAACTGGAACAGTTCCTGAGGAAATATTACTTGCATTAAGTGCCTGTACACCAGAACCATCAGCAGTGTGTAAACTACCAGCATACAATGCACCTGCTACACCCATGCCGCCGCCTACACGCACTGCACCGGTTGTAGTGCTTGTAGCAGCACTGGTATCACTGAATGTTTTTATACCAGCCATTGTCTGGTTGCCACCAAGTCTGCTACCGCTTACTGTACCAGAACTTAGGTTACTTGCA